GAGAGCCGTCCAGCAGGCGCTGAGTGCCCCGGGCCCGGCACGGCGCGGGGGGCGTTGGGCGGGGGGGGCAGGACCGGGCGGGGCCCCCGCCACCGGCGGCCTGACCGCCACCCCTACCGGGGTTTAGTGGGGTGTAGCAGGCCCCCTCAGTGGGGTTCTGCACCACCGCACTATAAGTACCTACCTGAGGAGTGAGCACCGCTCTATGGCCCCACTAGTTAAGAGTCCCGGCAGGATTGGCGACCCCCTCTGGTTGCCGGATGTGCTGCAAGCCTTCGGAGTGCGGGTGCGGGAGTACCCCGCGTGGAAGGATCGCGGGCACGGCGACTTTGGCCGAATTGGGGGCATTGTCTGCCACCACACCGGCCACAATCACACCTCCGCGGACTTTATTGCCCACCACCCAGATCTAGGACTGTGCTCTCAAATGCACCTCTCCCGAGATGGGTTAATCACCGTGGTAGGGGCCGGTATCGCCTGGCACGCGGGCACGGGGTCGTGGCCCGGACTGCCGACTAATGCGGCGAACCAGGTCACTATCGGGATCGAAGCCCAGTCCGATGGCACCACTCCGTGGCCGGAGGAGCAGTTGGACGCCTACTACCGCACCTGCGCTGCTATCTGCTGGTATCTGAACCTGCACTCTGCCACGGTGATCGGGCATAAGGAATGGGCGGGCCCCGCGCAAGGCAAGTGGGATCCCGGCCTGATTGACATGCCTCAATTCCGATCACGCGTGCAGTACTACATTGACAACCCGCCTTTTATGACTGGAGATGACAGCTTTATGACCGCTTTCACCGATATTGAAACCCGCTTCGGCTCTCGAGTGCCTGGCAGCACCGTCATTATGCGCCCTATTGATGCTTTGCTGAATGCCGACGCTCACTCTTTTGTGGCGCGTGCGAACTCCGAGGCGTTGCTTAAGCGCATGGATCAGCTGGAAGCCAAGCTGGACAAACTCACCAAATAAGACCAAAGGAGAACACCATGGCCCTAGACCCGAATAATCGCCTAATTGACGTCACCGGCACGTTCATTAACCAGCAGATCCGGAAGCAAACCTGGTACCAGGCGAATTCCAATACGATTACCGCCGCCGGTGGCCTGGTCGCCACCCTCATTGTGTGGGCGTCCTCCCAGGCGTTCGCACAGGATCCCCGCGTGCAGACCGGCCTCCTGATTGCCGGCTTCCTGCTTACTGTGCTGGGAGTTAACCGCACCCCTAATGGTTGGTCTCGCTCCCAGGTGGCGAAAATTCACGCCGCGCAAGCCGACGCTATCACCAGTAAGGAAACGTGCACCGGGGATTGTGAGCACCCCTCCGAGGGGTTGGAGGCTGAGCCGGAGGAGGAGCAGCAGGAGGCACAGGCCCGCCTGGCGACCATGCTGAAAGCCTACGAGGAGCATTTGAACGCTCCGAAGTCCGCGGGGCTGTAATGCAGGGCCCGCAGGAGTGGGTGGGACGTGCAGACCGGGCGCGGAAACTAGCATGCGCGCTGCTCGGCGCGTTTTCCATCGCAAAGGTCATTCTGTGGGTCTCCCCATACCCTGCGGTGTCCCCACCGTTGGACTTTGTAGAGATGGCGTTACCGCCAGTTGGGTGGATCAGCCTATGGGCTGCACTCGGGCTGGTGTGCTTTATGGGGATAGGCTCCCAGGTGGCGTGGAAAATCGGGGTGAGCGGTACCGGAACCCTATTAGCGGTGTGGGGCCTATCGTATGCAATCGGGGCGGTGAGCGACCCGCATTTAGCTTCCCCCGCGCTGATGCATTTTATTCTCTCTGGCCTGTGCTTTGTGATGGGGAGTTTCAGTTCCTTACTGCCGTCTAATATGTCTAAATCGTGAGGTGATTAAGCGTGGATGCTGGTGTCATCTCTCTGTTTTCTTCCTTGGGTGTGGCAGCGCTGGCGGGGTTTTGGACGTGGTTGCAGGCTCGGGAGTCTCGCAAGGGTGAGGAGTCTCGGCATGAGACGGATGCTGCGCTGCGGATGAATGAGCGGCTGATGGATAATCTTCAGGCATCGGATGCTCGGGCGAAGGACTTTATGCTGGAGGCGAATACGCTGCGGGAGCAGCTGAATGCCCTCCGGGATGACTTGGATAAGACTAGTGCGGAAACTAGTGAATTGTCTGCGAAAATCACGATGTTGCAGCGCAAGATTGCATCTGCGGATCATCTGCTGTTGGTCGCTATGAACCATATTAATGACTTGCGGTTGGATATATCTACTACCTATGTAGGGGTGGCGCTGCGGCCGCTGCCTCGGGAACTTGAGGAGTTTGGACATGGCTAAGATTGCAGACTTTACTACGCAGATTAGCGGCGTGTTTGTTGATGATGAGGACTATCGGCGCACGGGTCGGGTGTGGGCGGAGATTACTACGGATGGGGGGCACTTGGAGTTGCCTGTGATGGGTGACTATGCGACCTTGCGGGATAGGTTGGATGCGTCCGTGGCTGCTGCTGCTGGTTCGGAGAAGAAGGCGAAAGTATCGGAGGGGGCGGCGGCTGGGAGTGCGTCTGCTGCGAAAGCTTCGGAGAGTGTTGTGTTGGATAGTGCTGCGGCGGCGGCTGGGAGTGCTGTGCGTGCGGAGGAGCTTGCCGGTGAGGCTGCTGCGTCGTCTTCGGCTGCTGGGCAGTCTGCTGGCAGTGCTTTGTCGTATAAGGATGCGGCGGAGCGGTTGAAGGTTGCTGCTGATTCTCGTGCATCGGCTGCGGAGGCTGCGGCTAAGCGCGCGGAGGCTGCTGCGAATGAGAAATTAGTGCGGGGTGGGGTGAAGCGGGAGCATCTATCCGCTGAGGTGGAGGGGATGTTCGCGGAGGTGCGGAGGCAGGTTATTGATGAGCTGCGTGATGGTGCTTCCTCTGATTTGGATACGTTTAAGGAGCTGGCGGCTAAGTTTAAGGTCTCGGATAGTCAGTTCGCGGCGATCACCAAGGGGTTAGCGGCGAAGCTGGAGGCTTCTAAGGTGTCGGACTCGGCGGCTGCGGAGACTGGGACGGTGGTGGCGCGGTCTGGTCGTGGGCAGATCAGTGTGGCGACTCCGGGGGCGGATGCGCATGCAACGCCGCGTAAGTATGTGGATGAGGCTGTGCGGAGGGTGCAGTCTGCGGTTGATTCTAAGGTGTCGAATGCTGATCCTAGGTTGTGGGATGAGCGGGCCCCGCGCGCGCATAAGCACTCGGTTAGTGACTTAACGGATAAGCCTGAGTGGGTGGTGGAGGGGGATGTGTCCTCCGACGCTACTGGCAATAAGATTGTTAAGCGTGACGGTGGCGGGCATGCGTATGCTGCGCACCCGACGGAGGAGCGGGAGCGCAATGAGCCGAAGACGTTGGCTACGGTGCAGTGGGTGAAGGAGAAGCTGGCGGGGCAGAAGACTGCGGATCACGTGGACTGGCCTAAGAATATTAAGCCGCCTTTGTTCATCCCTGTGGGTCTTTCGGTGGCGTGCCGCCTCCCGGATGGCCAGTTGAAGGTGAAAGAAACGCCTACGGCTAACGACCATGCGGCATCTAAACAATACGTTGACCAACAAGTTCGATCCGCAGCGCCTTCTGTGTCTAAACAGCTGTTCGCTGGAGGTAAAGGCGTGGCGAGACGTCAGGGCAATGTTGTGGTCATTCAGTTAAATGATTGCAGGAGTGGAGATTGGCACAACTGGACGGTTCCGTCCGGGTATCGACCAATGGAAACGGTTTCTGCTGCCGCCGTGAGCAATATTGGCAACATATTTTATGTGAAAGTTGAAACAAACGGACAAACTTCCACAGATGGCTACTACTCGATAGGTGCCGATAGTACACTTAATGGCGTAATCACCTACATCGTTGACTAGGCCCGGGAGGGATTCAGCACCGTTTCAGCACACCGGTTTGGGATGTGTTGGGGCGGTGTTTTTTGTGTTTTAGGGTCGGTGGCTGGGAGTATGGGGCGTGTGCTGAAACCTGACTTTGAGTGATTTTTTAAACCATCCCAGTATAGCGTTTTAGCTGTGATACGCAGCCATTATGTCGTGTCGCCCGTTATCGGAAATGCGAGTTTTTACTATATTGCGGATTTGATACGCGGAATGATACGCTCCCGGGGTTGGGGTTCAGCACACGCCCAGCACACATTCGGAGAAAGGAACCCATGATGGGGAGACCGCGCGGCACTATCTACAAACTTGCCAACGGCAGGTGGAGAGTGCAGATCACCCTCGGATACCGATCTGATGGAAAGCAGATCAGGAAATCAGCCACGGCAGCAACACGGAAGGAAGCGGAGAAGAAATACGACGAATTGCGGGCCCGGTGGGCGGGCATCGACGCTGAGGAGGATCCCCTGCTATCGGAGTGGTGCCTGCGCTGGCTAGACGAACTCTACGCTCCGAGAGTGAAGCCTAGAAGCTACTACACGGTCTCTGGTGTGGTGCGGAGGCTGGTGAAGTATTGCCCGCCTGTGAAGCTACAAGATGTGGAGCCGAAGCACGTGCGGACGATGTATGCGGCAATGGCGGCGGAGGGGGTAACGCCTGCCTCGCTGCAAAGGATCCACATAACATTGAAGACGATTTTTAGAGATGCTGTTCTTAACGGGGTGCTTAGGGAGTCTCCCATGGATCGGGTGGTGAAGCCTGCTCATAAGGCGGCGGAGCGTCCGATTCTAAGTGTGGAGGATGCGCGTAAAGTGCTTGAGAAGGCGGATGAGGCGGGGGACTCGCTGGCGCTGCTATGGCGGACGGCATTGTTCACCGGCGCTAGGCGCGGGGAGCTGCTGGGGCTTGAGTGGGGGCGTGTATCTGAGGCCGATCGGACGTTGGAGATTAGCTGGCAGGCCCAGCACGCGATCTTTCAGCATGGCCCTGGCTGCGGGTGTGCCCCGGGTACGTCTGGGAGCGGGTGCCCTGTAGGGGTGATGATGGCTAACTCGGATCTGGAGGTGGAGCGATTATCACCGGGTGGGACGCGGGTGCTCCAGCGGCCTAAAAGTGCGAGCGGGTTGAGGTTAATTCCTATCTCGCAGGGGCTGGCGGATCGGTTTGCCCAGGCCCGTGCGGAGGCTGGCGGCAGTCGCTTTGTCTGGGAGGGGCGGGATGCTGGGCTGCCTTTCACTGAAACCGCTCTAACCTACCGGTGGGCGCAGGCGCTTGAGCGTGCCGGGGTGGAGCATGTGCCGTTCCACTCCCTTCGGCATACGACGGCGTCACTGCTGGTGCAGTCTGGGGTTCCGGAGATGATCGTTATTAAGGTGCTTGGGCACCGGACTATTGCTTCTACTGAGCGTTATGTGCATGCGTCTACGGAGTGGATGCGTAGCCCGTTTGAGAGCTTGGAGGTGATAGTTGAGGGCTAGCGGTAGATGCCCCGGTCTGCGTAGTTCTCGGGGTCGGGTTTAACTTGGCGGTTGGCTGCTCGCAACCCGGTTATGAATCCTCGGACTTGGAGCAGCTGCTGCGCGTCCATGCCGTAGAGGAGGGCGGCGATCTCATCGCGGAGGGTGACCGGCATGTCCTGTGGGTTGTTGTGGCCTGCCGCGCGGAGCACGTCGGCTAGGGGTAGGTTCAGGGCTGCTGCTGCCCGGTAGAGGGTTTCCGTGGGGATGGTTTCGATTCGGCTGCGCTTCTTACCGCGTTGGATGTATCCAGACTCTAGTTGTCGCCAGCGGCCTTCGCTGAGGCCTGCGGCGGCGGCTGCGGCGCGTTTGGATAGGCCTGCTTGTTCGCGTCCCATGCGGAGGAGTTCGCCGAGTGCCCACGTGTCGTCCATAGGTGCGAGCGTATGCGGGAGTGGTGGGGGTACCCCCTCTAATGGGTGTAATTGACGTATCTGATGCGCCCTATGGTAATATAAATAATTGTTGGCAGAACCGGTAAGAAAGGAACTCAACACCCACAGATTGAACACATACGATACGCAGCCTCCGACCCCTGCTGCGCGTATTAAAAAACCCGGCCGGAGCCGGGCTGGCTAATTAATTGGTAAGAAAGGAACAAAAAATTGAGCCACCTAGAAAAATACCAGCACCAAGACAGTACTGTCAACCCCCTGCACCCTCGTGCCCTTGAGCGCCTCCTCATGCAGCGCGCCATCATCAAGGAACTAGCATATCTGCACGGCAAAGCCCAAGAGATCACCTCCGCGGAACTACAGAAAGGGCAGAGCCTCACAATAACCGACGCGAATGGCGTTAAACTCGGCACCATCGGCAGGTCATTCCCTAAGCCCAGTGCGGAAGTCACTGATCTCAACTTGGTGATGGGGAAGTGCCCCACAGAGCAGCTCGAAGCATACCTTCCGGACTCGGCCATGCCGCAGGCCTTGGAGGTGCTACGGGAACACGCTCCGGAATTGTTCAAACTCCGCCCAGCGGACTACGCCATGGACACCCTGCGGAAGAATGCCATCGCCCACTGGGAGCGCACCGGGAAAAACCTCCCCGGGTGGCGCGTCACCGCAAAGGACGGTGTGGTGAGCATCCGCACGAACAAAATTGCCCACGAGCGTGCAGCCGAGCGGGTGGGCGAACTCCTCACACCGACCACTCGCATGGTTGAGGAGGGTAAATAGTCATGAGGAACTACAACACGCGTAAACCGTCCGGGCAGCCGTCGTGGCCGCTGATCTTCCTTGCGGGCATGGAGGGCACCGGTAAAACGTGGGCAGCAGCCGAGGCAACCGGCATGGAAGCCGTCGGGCGTGCTTTCTTCCTGGAGATCGGCGAGTCCATGGCCGACGAATATATCAATGTCCCCGGCGCTAATTATGAGGTCATTGAGCATAATGGCACGTTTAATGACATTCTCGGAGCGGTGCAGTGGGCAGCGTCCCAGCCGGTTGAGGATGGTGCTTTCAATCTGCTGGTGATTGACTCCCTGACTGAGTTGTGGACGCTGCTGACGGATGAGGCGCAGGAGATCGCGAACCGTCGGCGCAAGCCGCAGCCGGGGCAGGACTCGCAGATCACCATGGACCTGTGGAACCGTGCGAAGGCCCGCCTGGAGGCGTTCTGGGAGGCGCTGCGCACGTTCCACGGGCCGGTGCTTGCAACTGCACGCCTGGAGCTGGTGACCGTGGTCGGCTCCGATGGTAAACCCACTGGGCTAAAAGAGTGGAAGGTGCGTTGCCAGAAGGATGCGCCTTTCCGGGCTCAGGTGATTGTGCAAGCGCGGAAACCACAGGAGTGGACGCTGACGAAGATTGCGTCCACGCGGTTGAAGCTAGCGCCGGGTGGGGAGATGCCGCTGCCGGAGTTCTCCGTTGCAAAGCTGCTCGGTGAGATGGGTATTGATGCCGGTGCGAAGGCATCGACGTTTATCACCTTGGATCCCTCGGGTGAGAGGGCGGCAGACCAGCAGCAGAAAAGTGCCGCGGCCGCTGCGATGCCCGAGAACCCCGCCGGGGAATTAGCACGCCTGACTGCCCTGGGTGATCGGGATGGGTTGGCGACACTATGGAGGGTTGCTAGCGCCCACGGTGAGGCGAAGTTCGCGGCCCAAGTGGCTGAGGCTGGGCGGGCACTGACCGCTAAGGCTACAGCGTAGCTATAGACGCTGTAAATACGCCGGGGGGTTGCCTGCGTGGTGTGGGTGGCCCCCGGTGTAGCCACTGGGAGGTGAACGTTATGCAAGAGGGTCGCAACGGGCGGCCGCCGAAGTCTGCGAACTGGCTCTGCGATACCTGCGTGTCCACGGATGGCTACTTGAAGAAGACCTATCCGAGTAGGAAGACTGCGCGGAGGGCTCGGAGGATGACGGGCGGAGGCGGTTTGAGCGTGTTTGAGTGCCCGCATCACCCCGGCTGGTGGCACGTGGGGCACCTGCCCCGCGTGGTGCGCGTAGGTCGGGCACATAGGCGTGAGGTCTACCGAAGGCGTGGCTACTGAGTCCATGCCGCATACTTTTAACCCTGTAAGAAAGGAACAAAGCTCATGAGCGTTAACTGGCGGAAGTACCGCGATGGGAATGAGGAGCTGCGTATCAGCCAGCCCCCACACTTGGGTGAGATCGGGGAGGAGTTCTACATCCTCCGGAAGAAGATCCTGTTCGATGAGGAGCTGACGGAGCGGGATCGGCTCATTGCCTGCGCGCTGCAAACACTCGGCAGGCACTGCATCATCAACACCGATGACGTGGCGGAGGTAACCCCGTTTACGGTGGAGGAGATTGATGCGGCGAGCCTACGGCTAGCGGAGCGTGGCTACTGCCGGAATGCTGAGACCCTTGAAGAACTGGAGGGCTTGCAGTGATTCTCGGAGACTGGCGCACCCGAACGATTAACGAGCAGGTGTTGGGGTCTTGCTATCAGCAGCTATCGCATGATGTGGCGCGGGATCGAGACTTACCGGCGCGTGATCTAAAGGTGTATGTGTGGCTGCGGTCGTTCCCTAGCGGCTGGCGGTTTACGCGCGCCCAGTGCGCGGAGGGCACCGGGTATTCCACTCCCACGGTGCAGTTGGCGCTTCGATCCCTGGAGGCTCGCGGTCTGCTGATCCATCACGATAGGCAACGGTTTGAGGAGTTTGAATTGGTGGCCTGCCGACCTAACTCTGAGTGGTGTAAACAAAGCCGGGGAGAGGTGCGGAAGAAGGCGCGGAGTATGCGGCTTAAGAACGGTCGCCAGCGAGACAACGCAGATACCGGGCGTGGGGCTGCTGTGCGGCCTGCCGTGGGCGCTGATCCTGTAGGCAACTGGCGTGATATTCCACTGCCCGAGGAGCCGTGGGATGACACCCCGGAACCGCCTCCAGTGGACGAAACCGACCTAAAAAAATTTAATGCCGAGGGTAAAAAATTTTTACCCCATAGTAATACTAAGAGTAAAAATAACCCCCCTACTCACCTAGCGGTGAGTAGTCCCCCCCAGGGGGAGCAACCCGAGACTCCGGCCAAAGCTTCGAAGAAGCGCAGTCGCCGGGAGCGTGCGCAGCGGTTGCCGGAGGGCTGGTTGCCTTCTCAGAAATCGGTGGACCAGATTAAGCGGATGTTCCCGACTTTGGATCTGCGGATGGAGCACGCGAAGTTCTCGAACTACTGGGCTGCTGCTGGTGGGCAGTCTGCGCGGAAGCTGGACTGGGATGCGGCGTGGCGTAACTGGATGATGAAGGCTGCGGAGATGGCGCGTATCCCGGCGCAGGCTCCGGTGGTGGTGGATCAGGCGCAAGAGGCTCTATTTGGGCCTCAGGTGCTGCCAAGCGGTGGGGTGCAGCGTAGCGTCCCGGCCCAGGGTGGCGGTTCGTCGTTGGATGAGAAGGCGAATGGTTATTTGGAGTTGGGGCGTCGCCTGTGGGAGCAGGAAGTGGCCAAAGAACGCGCTAGTAGCGCGTCTCCCGCGCTGAACCCCTCCGACCCCTCTAAGTACACCTCGGGCGAGGTTGAGTCGCTTAAAACCCCGGAAATTAACCCGTTTGACTGGATGGGTGGTGAGTGTCGATGACTCGGGAGAAGCGACCCCTGCGGGAGGTGCTGCCACTGGCGTCAATGCTGGCGAACATGGTGGCGGTTTATGATCCGATGCTGCCGAGGAACTCGGAGATGCTTATACGGGGTTGGGCTGAGCAGCTGGCGTTAACGAATCTTGAGGATGTTGATCTGAAAGAGGGTGTGTTGCGTGCCTACCATGGGCAGGATCTGCCGGCGAATCGGATCGGGACGATTATCTTTGAGGCGACGGAGGCGCGGAAGGTGCGGCTACGGTCGAGTGTGGTGCGTGGTCTGCGGTCCGGTGGTGAGGTGCAGCGTAGGCAGGGCCCGGTGCTTGCGGCGTATGAGTCCACGGGTGCTCTCGGAGTGGCGTGCCCTGAGTGCGCAGCTGATGCTGGTAGTTGGTGTACTCGTGATGGTAGGACTGCGCGTATTCCGCATGTTTCGAGGATTGGTCTAGCGGAGCGTGGTGACTGATTGTTGACGATCTCCCCACTATATCGCGGTGCACTACCCCCTAAAGTGTGTAGAACTGGCCTTCAATTTCATACTGCGTATCAGATGCGTTAAAGTAATAAATGTAAGGAAGGTAAAAGCCAGAAAGGAACATAGATGAGCACCCTCCCTATTGACGCCGTAGTCGCCAGCTGCACCCAGGAAACACTCGCAGCCCTCCGAGACCTCCGAGAGGAGATCAACACCCTAGAGGAACAACTCCGCAGCGGCGATCTCAACGCCGCAATTGTGCACCCGCACCTCCAGGGCCTCGCCAGCGACATCAACCGCAGCATTGCCTACCTGTACGGCTACTGCTCCGGCCAGGGAATGCACACCGATGGCCGCATCTCCTCCTGCGCAGCCGGGGCCGCAGTGTTCGATGGCGACCTCCACGGGGAGGCAGCAGCCTAATGCTGATCCTGCATATCAATGCCGACATCGTTGAAAGTCCGCTCGCGGCACCCACTCCAGGCCATCTCCGAGACCAACTCATCCGCAGGGCTTCTGACGTCAACCCCACGGCGCTTGGTGCTTGGGGAGACCAACTCGCAGATATGACGAACACCCTAGAGGATCGTAGCAACCACTGGAAGCCCCGCGTGCGGCCCCTCACCGCAGTCAACCTCAAGCAAATGGCCGCCGACATCTACAAGTGCCAGCCCGCCGATGTAACGTACGTCGACACATACGAACTCCCAGGTGATGTGCAAAAAGCGCTCGCGCAATACGTTGCCGGACTGCACGAATATTTCGAAGGCTTCGGAGATATTCCCGAGCCGCTTATCTGGCAGGCCTGCAAGCGGAACGCACTCCCACAATCTACCTACACGGCACTAGTTACCTACGCCGTCGATACAGCAAATAAAGCCCCCGCTACCGATAACCTGTAAGAAAGGACAAACCCGTGGCTAAACCCACCACTCAGCAGCGCCTAGAGGCCGCCTACGCGGCCATCCAAGGCGGAAAACTACTCACCTCTCCCCGGCCCACTCGGCGCGGGAAGTACGTTCACATTTTCGCGGAAGCAGCCCCGGAGATCGAAGTCCGCGCCAGCCGCGACTACCAGAACGCAGCCACCCTCACTACAAGCATTGACCTATACGAGGATGAGGATCTGCAAGACCTCCGACCGGAGGACGTGCTGGCACTGGTGGAGGCACTACTGGCGTGCACCTGCGGACTCTATGCGGAGAATGCAGGCCGCAAAGCAGTGGAGGCGGCGTGACTACCCGCGCCCAGTTACCAAAGCTCTCGGAGCAGATGACATACCAGCAGCAGGCCGACATCATCTGCGAAGACCTGGTGCTGCGCCTGATGTACCGGGGGATGGGTGCCCTCACGTCGAACGTAAATTGGCAGCAGCGCTGGCTGGGCAGCCTAGATGCGGAGGTGTCCGCTGGTGAAGTAGAGCTGTTTTCTTTATGCCTAGGGGCAAGCGTCGCAGCGACAGGGGCCGAGAAAATCCAGCGGGCGAAGCAGATTGCCGACGAGCGGGGTGTCTCGCCGCAAGACTTTTTAGACTCCCTCCGGTGGATGAAACGCCACGCCCACGACTACCAGCTAGCCGCATACATGCACTAGCCGACAAATATCATCGCAGGGCCACTCACGAGGCAGGCCGCCTGGAGGCGCTCGGCAACAATTACGCAGAAAGGAATGGGAAAGAAAATGAGTGAGCACTATCTACTCTCTCAGCCGCCTTGCATGGAGATGCCTGACAAATGGGACTCAACCGATAGGGAGAACCGGAGCTGGTGGTGGGAGGCGATTACCTCCGCGACCTTATGCCAGGCCTGCCCGATGCTACGAGAGTGCTCTCTCTACTGTGCGGAGAGCCTGAGCGTTGATCCTCATGCCACCGGAGTATGGGGCGGGGTGGTTATCACCGAGGGTCAAGAGCGGGAGAAGGCGCGGCAGCTGCACGTGGATTGGTCGGCGCGGCGGGAGTTATCGGAGTATGAGTGGCGCACGCAGTTTATTAAGGCAGCAGCAGCGCTTAACCAGGCGGTTATCGGTGCTCCCAGTCAAGTGTGAGTCTTACGCGGGCTTGAGTCTGGAAGAGGCCCAGCGGCTGCTGGCAGCGGAGGCCGTGCTGCGTATCCCACGCGCACACCGGTGTGGTTGGCCGGGGTGTAAGTGGTGGGCGTGTCGCGGTAATTCTCTGTGTGGTGAGCATGGTCGAGTGTTGGCGGCCTGGGCGTCCATGCTGCAAAAAAAGCCCGGAACGCTGCCTCGGAGAACGTGAAAGAGTGGGGCTACCCCCGAAAGTGTGTAGAAATGGCTTCCAACTTTACGTTGCGTATCAGATACGCTAAAGTAATAAACGTAAGGAAGGTAAAGCCCCTAAGAAAGGAACACAAATGAGCTACCAATCCACCTACTACCGCCACACCGCCTACTACCCAGAACGCGAACACTGGCAGCCCGAACCCATCGGCAACTGGGATCACATCATCTACGACCCCTACCGCAGCTGCCTCTACTCCGACTACGGCGACTTCCGCATCCAGGTAGAAGACGAAGCCGAAGCCCTCGAAATCATCGAAGACCTCAACTACAAACCCTGGTGCCGCCACCCCTCCGGCCGCTGCGAGTTCGCACCAGAGTTTCAAGCCCGCATACGAAAGGACTGAACCCCGTATGAGCCCAGGGCGAAAATACCCCACCAGGATGCAGCGAATGAGCCCCGAGAGCCAAGACGACTTCATCCGCCTGCTACAAGCCAACCCGGGCCGCTTCTACCCGTTTATCAGCAAAGCCCTCAACCAATACGTCGTAGCCTCCAAACTCCGCGCCGGAGTTTACCCCAAGTTTCAACCCGACACCTACCAAGTGCAAACGGTCGAAGGCCAAACCTACATCGCCTACAACCCTCACACTGACGAAGACTAAAAGGACACTGACATGCACCCCACCGTGACCATCATCGGACGCCTCACAGCAGACCCAGAACTCCGATACACCGCCTCCGGCAAAGAAGTCGCCAGCTTCGATATTGCCTACAGCAAACGCATTCAAGACCCCAACACCGGCGAGTACTCCGACGGGGACGCCACCTACGTCACTTGCACCGCCTGGGATCATCTCGCGAAAAACTCCGCGGGCACCCTCCGAAAAGGACAGGAGGTCATCTGCCACGGCACCCTCGAAAACCGGCCCTATACCACTAAAACGGGGGAGAAACGCCGCAGGTTGGAGCTGAAACTCTACGCCTGCGGCCCTAACCTCCGATTCCCGATCGATGGGGCAACCACGGCAACACCGACCGGCAGTCAGCAGCAAGGAGACCCCTGGGGAGGGCACCCCACAGGAAACCAGCCAGCAGCCGACTCCGAGCCACCGTTCTAACCCCTCCGATGCAGCCCCACACACCAGCCACGCCACCGACCCCGCACTTACACCGTAGAACCGGAGAGACGTGGCCCGCACTCCCTGCTTCCGAAAAGCCATCTACACCAACCCCGCCGCACACACTCTCGAAGAGCAGAAAGCAGCAGCGGAAGCCTGCACCCACTGCCCACTACTCAAACAATGCGCGCAGCAGGCCCTCACCTCCGGCACCAGCCTGGACGGAGCCTTCACCCGCCCAGCAGCAGGCGTCATTCAAGCCGGTGTCCTCTGCACCCTTGACTACCACTACACCGCCGCGCAGCTTGCGCACATCGCCGGAACCCCACCACCCCAATACCAGGATCACGATGACAGACCAACAGCACCAGACCACTGCACACACTGCCACAAACCCATGCTCAAGTGGAGCAGAAGTAAAGAACCTCTACCTGAGGGATATGTCAAGCATCACGCCCGAGGCTATTGCACCGAGTGCCGTTCACATTATCGAGCTGCCCTGGCGGAAGCCACCGCTGAGCATGAACGACAGGGCCGCGAGCCGGGGCGCGGTGTTCGCAAAAGCCTCGAAGACAAGAAATATCTGCGACGGCATGGTCTATCTAGCGCGCAAGCACCGGCTCCCGACCAACCAGCCCTATTGCCGCGTCCAATTGCACTACCTGCCAGCAGACAACCGCAGGCGGGACACGGACAACCTGGTGGCGACCCTGAAACCAATCTGCGACGGACTAGCGCAGGGCTACGGCCTGGTGAAGGACGACATCCCGCAGTTGATGGGGAAACCGGAGCCGATCATCCACACGCACCGCAAGGGGCAGCAGCCCCGCATGTGGCTGGAGATCAGCATCTACCCGCGCTCCAACTATCCCTATTAGACCTTTAAAAATAGCCACTAAGAAAGGACGAAAACCATGCAAGACCCTCGCATCCAGCGGTTCAAAGACCGACTGAAGACCTACAGCATGACAATTGTTCACGCTGACGGCGTGTACCGACACCTATACTTCCATAACCCCAATGCCAATTATCCGGGGAAACGCTCGTTCAACGTCGTAACCTGGCCCGGATACGCCTGCATCTACGGTGATTGGTGCGACTCACACGTGATTACGCGCGAGCATGACATGCTGACCGAGTTCCTCAACGTCTCCGAGATCTCCTACGACTATTGGGAGGAAAAAATGAAGCTTGCCGGACGCCACCAAACCCTAAGGGAAACATCTTCCGAAGCTTGCGACCGATGGATCGACCAGCGCATGCAAGATCTGGCCGAAGAGTGGCCATATCTAACCGAAGACGAGTTGCACGACATACGGGACGAATACGAGTCATGTTTTGACGATAACGACATATTGGACTGGCGGCAGCTCGAAGAACTAGGCGACTTCACAACCGAAAACCACGGCGACATACCGCTGGCAATCAGCGACGCGTGGGAACTGAACTTCGCCGAATACACCGTCGGCTTTCTATTTGCCTGCGAAGGTTTAAGATTCGCCGCCGAACAATGGGCTAAACACCAAACACAAGGAGATCAACCATGAATGAAATAATCGCTATCCCTGGCAAAGATTTTGGAAACTTCCAACTTAGCTACACCCTCACCGCGTCAAGTAACTTCACTAACCTCAGAGACATCGACGAGAACTATGTCGTGACACTCCGATTCACTGCCCCCGGTGTGAGCGTGAGTGTTGTAGTTGCCTCTAGGCAGCTTGAAGTCTGGAGAGATCACTTTGAGATGTGCGCCGCCGATGGTGGAGTGTACATAAAAACTCTGCCCATTATGTGCGCAATAAAAGAAGATGAGCACCTCTACGTCAGTACCTACGACAGTAAGCTTTGGTTCAGAAGCGCCGCCATATTCATCGAAATCAACCTTGCCGACTGCCTTAAAGAGTTCACCAACTACCTAAATAACATCTATTGCAAACTCAACGAGCTGGAAGATAGGCGGTGAACATGACTACACCTAACCCTTGGATCAGGTACGGGGACGTTCTCACCATCATTGAAAAAATCACTGACACCTCCAGGAATGGAAAATCATCGGCTCAAAGTAACCGCGAATGGTTTTACTGGGATGGTGTTGGAGAAGCCGCACGGGCAATGAGCACCAGCATTGCAGACCTGGCTGTGACTACGCCACAGCCGCCAACCGCTGAAATGGTGGAAGCCCGCACCCTAGGTTGGGTGCTCGACCGCATTGACATGATGATTGACGACTTAAGCGACCCCGACGAACAGGCACAGGCGGACAAGCTATTAGGGCTTAAAGCCCTCCGCGCTGAACTCCGCGACGAGCAGAGAAAACTACTAGGAGGCTAAACCGTGAACGTTTTAGAAAACAATGACCTGCGCGCCCTTTTTGATCGGTATGGCCTTGACTACCGTGTCGAGCCGGCCCCCGGCTATGGTGCGGTAGCAACTCTCAACCTTAGCTGCATGGGCTCGGATGACGCAGACCTGGAGTTTCACGAGGACCACGCGGTTCTCGAAGTTTTGGTGGACTGCGACGTTATGTACGTGCCTCAATGCCTCCAGACCGACTATACGTTGAAAATCAAAATGCCTATCTGGTTGGCGGAGCATATTGCCCATGTAACCGGCATTCAGCAAAAGGAAGAGAGCTAAAAAACATGCCCACACCTATTAACCACACCGGCCACTCACCTGTGAAAGCCCACCCCACGGACGCGGGCTACGACCTCACAGCCACAGACGCTAAAACACTAGCCCCCGGCCAGCGTGCACTGATCCCCACCGGGTTACGTATTAACCTACCGGCTGGCGCCGGCGGTTACGTCTGCCCACGCAGCGGACTGGCTGCAAAACGCGGTATCACCGTACTCAACGCCCCCGGTGTGATCGACCCCGGCTACACGGGTGAAATCTTCGTCAATCTTATCAACCTCGGATCAGAATCCTACACCGTTCAACGCGGGGACCGAGTCGCCCAGCTCATCATTCACCAGACTGTAGACGTTGATTGGCAGCACGTAACAGAGTTTGAAGAAACTCAACGCGGCGCCCACGGCCACGGATCAACCGGAGCCTAAACCATGCACACCACCTATTGGTACGACCCCGCGCCCGTTCTGGCATGGATAAACGACATGATCCAACAAGGATATGGCCAGTCCCCACAACGCACACCCGATTACTGGGAAGGATGGCGCGACGCACTACAACACGCCAAGAACACCATCCAAATGCACACAGACTAGGAGCCGGCACGATGTTTGAAAAACTCACGGAGGCGGGAATCAGCATCGTTCTCCGCGCCGATGACACCCACCCAGTTATTTTGCAGATTCACAATAGGGGCGATACGCCGATGGAAATACGCCTCAGCGCTGCGCTGGCTGGTGAAGTCGCTTCGCAACTCCAACGAGCCGCGCGTATCGCACAGTCGGCAGTATATGACGGGATAGAAGGGGATGTCCCCCTGGCGACCTGGCAACCTGGCGGCATGAAGACTAAGAGTATCGGCGCGTATTAGCCAATGCACCCCGATGCGGCCTCCGGTGGGGGAGTAGCGTCAAAACAGCAGGGCACCCGCCCTACACTCCCGCGCGGGGAACTCAAACCCTAGAGCGGCGACTCACCGCCGCCACACCCCTAGAAAGCTATCAACTATGACAATAAAAGCACGGAACCCGCGCATCTCTATTGATGTTGAGTTCGACACCGGCGACGGTTTCGCCAGCATCGAACTCGCGGTGGATGGAAACCCTTGGAATAGCTGCGGTCTAACCTTGGAGGAGTCCCGCGGACTGCGCGCGGATCTTGAGGAGGCGGAGCGGCAGCTGCAAGCCCTCGTAGGGGCCCAGTAGCGGCGAGTGCGCCCCAGTTTCACCCGGTGGTGGACTGGGGTTTCTCCATATGTGTGGGGTGTGAGCTAAAACATAACAAAACATGTCTACCCGAGTAGACAAACGATGTAAACCACGCTATAATGAAGGTGTAAGGAAAAAGGAACAACCCGAAAAGGAGCCCCACATGTACACCCTCACCACCCCCACCGACGTCTACACCGCAAACACTCTCGAAGAACTCCGCGCCCAGCTCATCGAAGAATGGACGAAGTACGGCACCACCGACAACGTTGACTTTGAAGATCAGGTACACGCCGTGTTCCCCTTTGATCCCTCCGAGCTGGACGATGATGAAGAACTCCCCGAGGTGCGCCCCCTCACCCCCGAGCTGCTCATTGAACTGGCCGCGTGGGCACTGAGCGAGCACCCTAACCACATCAAGCTCGAAACTGTGAACACCCGCACCATTGAGGACATTGCCGAAGTTGTCGCCGCTGAAACCGGCTGCGAACCAGAAGCCGCCCACGGGGTGCTTGCAGACCTCGCAGGCCTACACGCTGCACGCGGAGACCTGAGCATTGATCCGAACAACCTCACCCCACGAAAGGCGCTACTACTCAAAGCGGAAGCCGCCCTCATCATCTCCGAAAACCAGGCCGACCACGGAGCCCTCGGAGACCTAGAGGAAGCCCAGCAGGCACTAGACCACGCCGAAGCTACAGCAGCAGGAGCCCGTGTCCTCCGAAACGCAGCAATCAGAGCAGCCTCCCGAGAAGGCATCAGCGCCGCACAACTCGCCAACGCCACCGGCCTCAGCCGCCCCGCCATCTACAAAATTCTGGGTAAGTAAACCCTGTTCAAACGGGTTAAAAAATACTACCCCCAAAAGTGTCAACCCATTTTGAAGTGCGTATCAGATGTGCTAAAGTAATATACGTAAGGAAGAAAGGAGGAAAAATGCAAAAACTAATAGAGTTCGCAAGCCAACACGGCACAACCGCCGCACTCGCCCTAGGCATAATACTCGAAGCACTATTTCACTTCGGCAAACGCCTAGACCAACGGAAAAAGCGAAAAGCTAAGCTAAAGAAAAAGCTCCGCGAACTCAAACAAGGCACATAAGAACCCGGCTCCAGATACCCTAACTAACTGGAGCCGGGCTCATCCCCCACACTACACCAACCCACACCACCGCAAGAAAGGACCAACAATGAAGAACTACCTACACAACCTCGGACGCCACGGCACCACAGCGATCACTGTTGCCGCTTTCTACCTACTCGTAGAAGCAGCGCACATCGCCCACGGCACGCAAAACTGGGTTACAAACTCAGTTGCAGCCATCTGCCTAATCAGCATCGCCACAGTTCTGTACACCAACACTGACCGTTTCTTAGGCCCTAAGGCGTAGACTCCCCTCCGCCTCTCTAAGCGCAACAGCCCCCACCCCGCGCCCACTGACCGCCGCCAGCGAAAAGCCACCATCAAAACCTCTCTTAAAACGCCCACCAAACACGCAAAGGTGCAACACATGGGGATGCAATTGGAGCCACTCGCAAACAAAGCGTTACAGCTGAAAGCTGCGGGCGTTTCAGCTTCCGCTATAGCTGAGCAGTTGAAGCTTGGTGATGTTGATGAGGTCGATAAACTGCTCGGTAGCTTGGCAAAAGGGCCGAGGCAGGTTGCACGGAAAGAGGTGCTTCAAGAACGTGCTGAGATGCTTTGGCGGCAGGCATGGGCGGAGATGAATATTGCTAGGGGCGAGCATGATTCTGTTCGGTGGGACAGGAGTATGCGTAACGCGGTCGCTGTTCTCAACTTGCAGCACAGGATGGAGCAGGAGGGGGCAGAGAATTTTCTGCGTGACCAGTTTTTAAGTCTGTTTTAAAACTTGCTTGACCTGCACTTTTAAACTATAATTAGGTTAGGCTAAAAAGAAAGGAACTTTTTGATGAACTTAGCCACATGCTCTTACCAGGAGTACGAGCCGTCAATGGGTATTCCGGTCCAGGCAAGCCGCGGAGCCCCAAAATTTTGGCGTCACGGCCCCCTGCTTCCTTGGCCGCTGGTGATGCCAACATGGCAAATCTTGAAGATCAACGATGAAGAAGCTTACCGCCGCGCCTACCTGAGCCGACTCGATCAAATTGGGCCGGACAGAGTTACTCGGGCACTGCCCGGGCTCTTGGATGCGTGGAAAGCGGCACGGATCCCGAACTCTGGTGTATCCGATGATCGGCTGGTGTTAATGTGCTTCGAAAAGCTGTCAGTGCCTGGAAAGTGGTGTCACCGCACCATGCTCGCCGACTGGATCCGGGCCAACACAGGAATTGAAGTTATCGAACTTGGCAGCAAGCCGCAAAAGCCCGACAGCCTAGCAAAGTCAATTGAGCTCACCTTGTTCTGAGGAAGTTTGCAAAGAATAAAACCTGTGCTATACTCGCATCAGATGCGCGTTCGGTAGGTTAATGGCTAAACTCCCTCACTTCCTGTGAGGATATGTCAGTTCGAATCTGGCCCGACGCTCCAAAACTCTCAAACACTCAATAAAGGACGGGTTTTGTTTCCACGCTGTTCGGATGCAGAATCCCGCGCACTGCTCAACGAGCATCGCAAAAGTTGGAAGTCCCCCGCTATCTACAATCTGATAGCCGGGGACTTTTCCATAGAGCGAGCTTTCCCACATGAGGGCATTGCAGTGCATACGCGGGACACATCAATCTATGCCAGGACTCTCGGAAAATTCGCCACAGAGAAGCAGTGCGATTTGACGCTAAGGCCGGAGATTATTGAGGCGCTGCCGTGGCTACCGCAGTGGATGGAGAAACCAGAAGGCCGTCTAGCTGTAATGATGCTGGCTAAGCAATTCATGCCGTTCGTGGGAAAAAATACGGAATACCACCGGCGAATGCTCGGCGCTTACGAGCACCAGTTTCCGAACCTGTTTGAGAAGACAATAGAGAAAATCAATGCCGCAACACTAAACGTTGCAAGCTTCGCGGATACTACCGTCGAAGAATACCTATCTCAACGAAAGCCGGATCATCCGGTTGTTTGCTTCCTCCCACCCTCACCCGCTGATTTGCGGAAGGTAGAGAGCCAACTAGCCCAATGCTTCAATGAAGTAGCTAGCTCTGAGCCTTACACGCTGACGCAAGAGGAATTAGAAGCAATCGTGGACCGGAAGCATTGGTTTATTTCCAGCCCGGAACCAATTGAGTGGCTGGAAGAAAACACCGCCGGGGTGCTGCGTTCGTCGAACTTCCGGGAACCTATTATCGTTTACTCCTCTACTCCGCATCTGCGCACCACGAAGCCAACGGTAAAAGCTGAGCCGGTCGTTGCTCCGCGCCTCGGCCGCGGTGATCGTATTGGAGACACACTGACACTCGCGCCGTTAACGTCCAGCCAGTTCCAAATGCTACGCAGCCAATACCTGAACCCAATGATTAAGACAGCAACTGCCACAATCATGGTGGCCGTAATGTCGGAGGGGCGCATCATTGGAGTGCTGGGAGGCTCAAAGGGGAACTACAAACCAGATCAACTATATTTCATGACAGACTTCGCAGTTGCTGGTTCAGATTATCCAAAGTTGTCGAAACTGGTTGTCATGGCTGGATGCTCCAAGGAGTTCCTGCATCTCGCGCAGCGGGCGCTTAATAGACGCCTCCGTGTTTGCGCAACCACGGCGTTCAGTAATCGGCCCCGGTCAATGAAGTATCGCGGCATCCTAGATTTGGAAAAGCGAGCCCCCACAGACATGCCGCACTTCAAGTACATGCTGAATTATGGAGGCGAACTTGGACGCTGGACGCTGGAGGAAGCGGTCGCGGAATGGCGTAGCCGAGGCTGGGATGAACTCAGAGAGGAAAACGATTAAAACGTGGAAACACACATTGAGAACCTTGAACTAAAAACCTTAAAGGGGCAAGAAGTTAATGCCCGTTTCATGCGCGGAGACATGTTCCGACAGCTCGTTGCAAACCTGGAGCGCGATGGAGCTTTAACATCTGTGCCGCTCGTACGGCCCGACGGAGATGGCTTTCGGATCATTTCAGGACATCATCGCGTAAAAGCTGCGGTAGAAGCTGGTATCGAACACGCGGACTGCATGGTCTTGGACACGCCCATTACCCGCCAGCAAGAAGTTGCCTTGGTGTTGTCCCATAACTCACTCTCCGGTGAAGACGATCCAGCAACCCTACTAAACCTATTCGCCGAACTCGACGAAGCAGACTGGCGAGATTACTCCGGCCTTGACGACAAGCAGCTAAAGCTTCTCGACGAGATTTCAGTGGAGCCGCTAAACGAAGCAAATTTACAGTATTCAACGATCCAGCTTGTTTTCCTACCGAGCGAAGCCGACGAAGCCGCTAAATGCCTCGAAGAAGCGCATAAGAAGCTACCAGGCGCTTCTCGCTGGCTTGCTGCTATAACTCAATATGAGCAGGCTCTCGACGCGTTAGAGACAACCAGGGAGGCGTATTCAGTCGACAACGTCGCAACCGCGTTCGGCCTAATTCTCGAAGTATTTAAAGCGAATATGCGTGATCTTGATGCCGGCTGGCTTGACGAAAACGGTGATGCACGCGATCCGAAGAAACCGGTACCAATGGAAACGGTCTTAGGTTCCCGAATGCTGCCAGCTAAGAGTGCGCAACTGGTTAGGATGGCGACGAAGAAAGCTATAGAACAGGGCGACATTAAGAAAGAAGAGCCCTGGGAACTCGTTGAACTCGCATGCAGCCTATACCTCGAAAACTAACCGCAGAAATGTTTGTGGTTAGGTTGCAGACTGCGGAACTCAGTGTTTATTAGAAGAGGTGGCGATATTTTGGGGCGAGGAAAGCAGCGCAGTAAAACACAACGTGCTACTGATACAATCCGCGCCCTGGAATTGCGCCTAGGTGGCCTCAGGTTCGGAGAGATAGCAGAGATAATCGGAGTTTCTGAATCGCAAGTTTGCCGAGACGTTAACGCATATTTGAAGGATGTTCCTAAACAGAAAGCCGACGAGCTCCGAGAGCAGGAACTTATGCGGCTCGATAAGTTGCAGCTAGCCCTATGGCCCGCAGCCATGGCGGGAGATACTCGCGCAACCGCCCAGGTCATTCAAATCATGGAACACCGGAACAAGCTAACTGGACTATCGGCGTCGCGAACGGATGTGGGTCTTGACGTTGCTGCCCAGATTTCCAGGGAATTCCGAATTATGATTGATAGCGTTGATGACGAAAAGGCCTAACACACATGCCGTTCAGCAAACGTCAGCAAATTGCCCTTAAACGCTCGCAGGCTCCGATTAACGTGTGGTACGGAGCTGTTCGATCAGGGAAAACGCATGCGTGGATATGGAGCATGCTAACTGCAATCGCAGAGCACGATGGTCCGGGGGAGCTTGTCCTCATTGGCCTCAACCGGAACACGCTGTGGCGCAACGTCTTTAAAGTGATTCTATCGGCGGAAGCATTCCAAGCTTGCGCGCCGTTTGTGGTGTATCGGCAGGGGGGTACCACCGCACGAATTTTTGGCAAAGAACTACAGATTGTCTCGGCCAATGATGAGTCTTCCTGGATGGCGATTCAGGGTATGACTATCGCGAAAGCGTTTGGTGACGAAGCTGTGTCATGGCCGAAGTCCTTCTGGGACATGCTTTTAACGCGTCTAAGTTTGCCGAACTCTCAGCTGTTCGTCACATGCAACCCCGGAACCGCAAACCATTATTTGAAAACTGAGGTGATTGATAAGGCCAACGAAGACCCCGATATACACGTCGAAAAGTTCCTGCTCAACGATAACCCCGCGCTGCCAAAGTCCTACGTAAAACGGCTTGAGCGATCATTTAGCGGCCCCTTTTACAGGCGAATGATCCTTGCAGAATGGGTGGCGGCAGAAGGCGCTGTATATCAAGGCTGGGATCCTAACACCATGACCTACAACCCCGAGAGATTGAGGCCGCAGATTGATTTTCTCCTGTCTGTCGGCATCGACTACGGCACTAATCACCCGACGGCGGGCTATGCTTTAGCGCTCGGCGAAGACGGCCGTCTCTATATCGTGTCCGAATGGTCGCCGAATTTACGCACGGGAACTCACCGGCGACTAACCGACTCGCAGCTGTCCGAAGAATTGGCTCATTGGATCAGTTCGTTGCCCGCATCTCCGCGGTTTATTTATGTTGACCCCTCGGCAGCATCATTCAGGGAGGAACTAAAATCACGCGGGATACAAACCTACGCAGCAGATAATCATGTGGTTGACGGTATCCGGACCGTAGATTCTCTACTCTCAACAGGTTCGCTGCTTATTTCGGAGCAATGTTCTCATCTAACTGCGGAGATTTCCGGTTATCGGTGGGACCCGAAAGCCACCGAGCAAGGGTTGGATAAGCCGATTAAGGAAGCCGACGACCACGTGGACGCGCTGCGATACACGGTGCACTCCTGCCGCCACCTGTGGCGCAAGTACCTACCACAGCCGACGGAATTAGATAAACGTTCACTGATCGCACGCTAGGGGGCTACATGATAGAGCAAGCAACAGCACCGCCTATAAGCCCCTAGAGGATACAAATTATGCCGCTCCCTACACCTAATACCCCTTGGCCTCCTCAGCACCTACAGCCCGCACTAGATCGCGCCCACAGCGACGCGGCGTGGCTTACCGGTGATCTACACAGGATCAATAGCATCACGCAAACAGCCCCCGAGCCCGCACGCAGCCCCTGGCAGTACAACGGCGGAATTGGTGGGGCAACCGCCCGCGCTATCTACGGCAAACCACAGCCACAACCCGGATCTGCCACCATCGCGCGCCACCTCCCTGTACCGGCGCAGCTCTGCCGCGCCTCCGCCAACCTCTTGGTGGGCACCGCACCCCGTATCAGCTTGCACCCCGATGACGTTAACAACGACAAAGCGGCAGCTATCCTCCGCGCTACGGCGGGCACTGACACGTTCGCCGCAGACCTCACCCGCGCCGCCACCTACTGCGCAGCCCTCGGCTGGGTGTATGCGCGCGTCGTGTGGGACGCCGATGTCCAACCCTCACCATGGATTGACTGGGTGGACGCCGACCAAGCACTACCCCTCTTTACCGGCAGCACCCTCACCGGTGTGACGTTCTGGGATGTTCACCCCGACCCGGCAGGCAACGATAAGTACACGTG